GACACAAAAGAAACTATTACAAAAGAAACAACAACAAAACAAAGAGCGTCTTCGCCGTCTGCTGCTGTTTTTTCTTGTCTAAAAGAATTTTCCCTTGAACAGTCAGCAATCGATACGTTAATGAAGTTCTCCGAAGCCAAAGTTCAGCAGGCAGTTCTTTATCTCAAAAGAAAAGGCGACAAGGTTAGATCTGTTTCAGGGACCCTGATTTGGTTTTGCCAGCAAGAGTTCGAACCAAAGATTCCAGAAACAAAAGAAGAGATCATTGAAAAAAACAAACAGTGGGCTAAAGAGCAAGAGAAAGAATGGGTTGTGACAAGAAAAGGTTTTAAATTCGAAGCGCTTAACTCAGGATGCGAATTAATAGTAGGAGGTCAAATAGGATCGTATCCTTTCAAATATGAAGATATAGACATGATAGAACAAATCAAACAAAAAAGAGGGTAAGAATGGCAATAAAAAAACAAACGAAAGAAAAAGAAAAAATTATTATATTGCAAGATTTAGAAGATGAAAATCTTTTTTATGTTTCTTCAAAAGAAGATTGGGACGATGAAGATGAAAGAAGCATTATCGGTTATGGCGATAGTAGAGAAAAAGCCTTAATGAATGCTCTAGAAAATGCTCTAAAAACAAACCAAAACTGCTTAAAAACAATCCGATCCATAGGTAACTTGATTTCTCACTCATCTTTTTGTGATTTACGTGATGATTTATATATAACCACGCAAGATATACCTTTGCCAAATGAGCGTGGCCTCACTTTTTCTGCAATATGTTATGATAAAGAAGAACAAAAATGGTTTCGGTTTTTAAGATAAAAAAAGGTAGTTTACAATGAAAACCGCTCATTCTGACATTCAGTACGAATTTACAGTTCCCATCAAAACTGTACCCGAAAGCAATCGCAGTAGTGAGCATTTCATTGTAAAGTCTAAGAGACATCGCACCCAACAGCTTCAGATGTGGGCTGCATTGCACAATAAGAATCTAGACGTGCAATTACCATGCCGAATCAAATTGACGCGCATAGCGCCAAGGAAACTAGATAAAGCAGAGAATCTACCGATGAGTATGAAATGGGTGACAGACTCAATTGCTGACTATATATTCCCAGGGCAAGCAGCTGGACGCGCCGATGACACTACTGATATCGAATTTTTCTTTGATCAAGAGAAAGGAGACCCAAAAGAGTATGCAATAAGGGTTACGATTTATCAACGAAAAGAATGTTGTTGTCCCTGTCATAGACAAAGCCAAAATGAGGGGATTATGCTTTGTTGATTATTGATTAAAAAGACAATCTCTAATCTTTTCAAAATCCTGATCTCTTTCTTCAATGGATTTATAATAAATCGCATGAGACGTCTCATCACAAAAAAATTCTATGTAAAATTCATCATCGTGTTCTTCAGTAGGAACACTTTGTATTCTAGATATTTTTTCAACATTTAAAATTAAATGTCCAACATTCGGATGTTTAATCTCAAGAAATTGACATCCAGTTTTAACGAACATTGATTGCTCCTTTGCTAATACCGCGCTCTAAGATTTCTAATCGATTCTTAAGATCTACCGCTTCCTTGGTGAGTTCGTTTATCTTTGCGTATGTTCCTTTTCGAACCTTATCGCTAGACTTCCTGACTTGCTCTAATGCGTGTCTTAAAGCATCCATTTCACATTCTTCTTCTGTTTTAAAAAACTCTAGTTGTAATGCCATCATATTTATTTTTTTCTCCTCTGTTTGGGAGAAACAATAAAACAACAGCATATTATTTTCTAGTGATTTGAAGTTCCTTCTTCGGAAAATTAACTTCCAATCGTTTGCACAAGTCTCTTAAGTTATCTTCAAACTCTTCATTGTCAAATTTACCTGGGTGATAAAGATGCTTGATCAATTCAACAAGGTTGTCACCTGCTGTATCGAGATCTTTCTTAATGCTAAAGCATGTATAGCAATCTGTGTCACATTCTTGCTCATAAGGGTCTGTTGGGTAGTAAAAGGCCATGGTAAAGCTCCTTGTAAAGTCTAAAATGTACGATAAATATGGATATAGTTCAATAAAAATCGAACAAAAATGAAATCTTGCAAAAAAAGAAGGTTTTTTCTAATCTTTCTTCAAAATACTAAAAACTTTATTTAAATAGGAGATGGTATGTATACATCAGAATCTGATTTAGCATGTTATTTTGCAGATTTAGTTAACGAGATGAGATTAAAAAATCTTTTCAGCTCTGACACAACTTTCCAGGAAATAGCGGAATATTCTGATGAAAGAATAGCGCTAAAAGAAATTCTTGCAGAATAAAGATCGATGTTGATATAGGGAGATTAACACCCTAGGTGTTACTCATGTTTTTCTCCTGATTATTGTTTGGGGCGGGTTTCTTCGGAGACCCGCCTTTTTTATTTGCTCTATTTTTGTTAATATTTTACAGTGATTTTTTGACAAAGGATTAGTTAATGCGCGAAATCGTTCAACTCCCGATCAAAGGATTAAAGCTTTTGGATAATAATCCAAGGAAGATCACTAAAGATCAGTTCACCAAACTTTGTGAAAGCATAAAGACAGATCCTGATTACTTCTTGAATAGACCATGTCTCATCAATCAGGTAGGTGCTGTGTTTCATGTATATGCTGGAAATCAAAGAGTTAAAGCAGCTAAACAACTAGGATGGAAAAATGTTCCATGTATAGTTGAGAAAGATCTTCCAGAAGATGTTTTGCATAGCAGAATAATCAAAGATAACAAAAATTATGGCGATTTTGATTTTGATATTTTGGCTAATCTTTATGAAATAGACACTATCATCGCCGCTGGATTTACCGCTGAAGAGCTTATTGGAAAAGTAGAGGAAGAAGTTGAAGTAGTTGAAGAAAAAGCTAAAAAAGAAGATCCAATAAAGAAATGTCCTCACTGTGATGGAATACTTTAAATATGGCCTATGTAAGAACAGGTAAACCAAGAGGTCGTAAACCAGGACCTAACAAGCCTCCATTAGAGGTTAATCCACCAGAGGGTAAGTTTCGACCTGTTAAACCAATTGATTGGAAGTTAGTAGATACACTACTTTTATCTGGCTGTACTGGAGCTGAAATAGCCTCACATTTTGATATGCATCCTATTACTTTTTATCATAGAGTTGAACAACAATATGGTGTTAGTTTTACTAATTATTCGAGTGAAAAGAAACAAAAAGGTGAAAGTTTACTAAGACACAAACAATTTGAAGTAGCGATGAAAGGTGATAAAACAATGCTTGTTTGGCTTGGTAAGAATAGATTAGGACAGAGAGAACATGAAGAGAAGACGTTCCTGGCACCAAACGATGGATACTTAACGACAATCATAGAAGAACTTAAAGCATTAAAAGGAAAAAGTTAATGGAACCAGTTAAAGAAAAAAGAGTCTTATCCATATGGGGTGACTTAATCGGACCAACATGTCAAACAGCAGTTATCATTTGTTTAGCATACTTCTTATTCTCTTTAGCTAGACTATTCGATAGACTATAGATGCCATTAAGTCCGAAGCAAATTCAAAGCTTTAATGAAGCTGATAAGCGATTCAATATCTGGGTTGGAGCAGTAAGGTCAGGTAAAACTTACTCTAGCATACTAAAGCTCATAGATGTTATAAAAAACGGTCCTCCTGGTTCAGGGATGATAATAGGGGTTAACCGTGATACAATCCAACGTAATGTCTTGCTTGAGTTATACAAATTCCTGGGATGTGATCCGCCAGGGACTAAAACTACGGAGACTAAGGTCTATGGCAGGAATATATATTTTGTTGGTGCACACGATGAGGGTGCGGTTCGCCGTATACAAGGGTCGACGCTTGCCTTTGCGTATGTTGACGAAGCCACTTGTATTCCAGCTCCATTTTGGAGGATGCTCCTCTCAAGACTATCAATTCCAAACTCACAACTCCTTGCCACGTGTAATCCGGAGGGGCCGGCGCATTGGCTCAAGAAGGAATTTATCGACAGGCAAGAGTTGGATCTAGTTCATTGGAATTTCCAACTCGATGACAATCCAAGTCTTACAGAGAAGTACAAGAAAGATCTAAAGATGGAATACACAGGGATGTGGTATAAACGATACATCCTTGGAGAATGGGCTGTTGCACACGGTTTAATATATGATGGTTATGATCATGATAATGTATATGAGCAGCCATTCGAATCACCAAATTATTACATCCTAGGTATAGACTATGGAACTACTAATGCAACCGCTGCTGTTCTTTGCGCTGTTAGTCCTTACCGCTGGCCGCAAATCCGTATAGAGGAAGAGTTCTATTACGACTCCGCTAAACATGGTAGATCAAAAGGAGATGATGAACTATCTGAGGATATCATGAACTTTATTGGATATCGGAATGTATCAGCTGTTTATGTAGATCCAGCAGCAGCAAGTTTTAAGATAGAACTCCGCAAGAAGAATCTACCCGTGATAGATGCAAAAAATGATGTGATCCCAGGGATCAGAACAACATCGAAGTTCATATCAAATAAGAATATCGTGATACATAAGAGCTGCAAGATATTGAATGAACATATTCAATCTTATGCATGGGATCCAAAGGCAGCTGATAGGGGCGAAGATAAGCCTGTAAAAATTAACGACCACATCCTAGACGCTCTTCGCTATGCTATTGACTCTGCATTTCCCACTGGAGAATTCAGTCATCCAGATGAGAACTTATCGATAGACCAATTAAAAAGAAAAGTATATGGGGATGATGGTATAGGATTTTTAGGCGGTGGATCAGGAGGATATTATT